AGAAGGAATCAAGTTATCTGTACCAATGGCACAGGCGATGTTAGATTGGTTTAACTCTTCACCATATGGTAGAAAGTATCCAAGAGCTAAAAAAGCAAGATTACACTTATCGTTAGGTATCATGATGGGATTCGGATTAGATAGATACGCTAAACATAAAGGTGCAAAAGACGAGTTAAAGTATATCAAGACTTTAGCAAAGGCAATGAGAGAAGACAATACCTTAAGAGAATCTACAATCAAACATTTGAAATCATTGAATGAAGGTATATACAGTAATAAACAAGATGCGATGAATGCATATATGCATGGTAAGATAAGTGCAGAAAAGTTAGACAAGATAGCAAAAACATATTTCAAATCATCAGTAGCTACCAAACAAGAATTACAAAACTTTATGAAATCAGGATACATGAAAGAGTTGATGGCAAACACATACGGACTCAAAGTACCTGCGATGGAAAAGAAAGTTAAAGAATTAATGAAGTACGCAAGTTAAGGACCAACATGGATAAGAACCAACTCAAACACATCATTAAGGAAGAGTACCAAAATGTTAAATCATTTATGGAAGACAAATATGGATTCACACCTGAGTTAGGTAAAGTGATTTCTAATCCTTACGCAAAGTCATTTGTAAACGAAGTATCTGAACCTGAAGTAATTTCACAATTAAGAGATATCGTTAATAAAAAACAAAACAAAAAAATCAAAGACCCAAAGAGTGGTAAAATGATGAGAGTTGATATGTTCTCAGCATCAGCAGTTACTAAGGTGTATGATGCAATCAACAAATCTAACAAAGAAAAGTTTTCAAAACTATCTTTACCTAAAATGGTAAATGTCGCATTTACTGTAATGAAGAAAGAATCAGTAAACGAAGGATATGGTGATTGGGTAAAGGCTAAAAATCTTACTGATATTATTAAATTATCAAAACAAAAGAAAAACGCAACATTCTATGTAACTGATGATAATAATTCTCGTATCGGTTCTTTCTATCTAAAGAATGGTAAGTTTGCAAAAGCAACTACTGCAAACCCTAATTACGATTTACAAAGAAACAAAACAAACTTAAAAGATAGAAGTGATGTAATCTACAAATATAAAATAGATGAATCAGTAAACGAGGCATATATTGTATTGTACTCACCAAAAAAAGGAGTGAAGCCAGTAACAACCGCAGCTTACAAAGATAAGAAAGACGCTGAAAAGTGGGCGAAAGATTTGGGTGGTGTCACAATGATTGTTAAAAGAAAAGTAAAAGGTATTGATGAAGGTAAGAAAAGATACTACCAAAAAGATGGTATTGGTAAAGCAAAATACACAATCTCGTACCACGATGGAAAAAAGACACACAAAGATGGTAGTGATTTCTTTGATATCCAAATTTTCAAAAACAAAAAAGATTTAGCAAAGTTTGTAAATGCTTTACATAAAGCTGGTTATGTTTATGGATTTAATGAAGGTGTAAACGAAGGTGTATTTTCTAATTTAGACCTAATCAGACAAAACTCTAAAGACGCAAGAGATTTTATCAAGAATGTATTTAAAGATGATGATTTTAAAGATATGAAAAACGATAGAGAGTTTTTAAAGTATCTTAAATCTATCTACGAAGGATTTGCAAGTGACGCACAAAGAAGAGCGGCATTCGCAAGTGGATACAAAGCAAAAGGTAAAAAAGGTAAAAAAGAATCAATCGAAGAATATGATGTAGAAAATTACCAAGATGTCAAAGAGTTTGTAGAATTTATGAAAGAATACAAATCAGATGTCAATGAAGCAGAGTATCAAGGTAGAGATGTTAAACTTGGTAAGATAATGCAAGGTGATGTTAAAAAGTTTAAAGTCTATGTTAAGAATCCAAAAGGTAATGTAGTAAAAGTAAACTTTGGTCACAAAGGTAAAGGTGGTGAAAAAACCATGAGAATCAAAAAGTCTGACCCTGCAAGAAGAAAAGCATTTAGGTCAAGACATAATTGTGACAATCCTGGTCCAAGACACAAGGCAAGATATTGGGCTTGTAGAACTTGGTAATTCATTAAAAATATTTTCATATTTATATAAAACTAAATAAAAAGTTATGAAGTACATTCACGCGTATAAACTCGATGAGGGTAAAACCTTAAACGATTTACATTTATTAACACAATTACTTAGTATTTTAAAACTTAAAGTATCAACTAACTCTAACATTGAATTGTATGTTGATGATTATACTTTATCTGAATTCAAAAAATTTGGAATAGAAAAGTTATACGACAATGTTGATACTAAAGTTCTTGAATCTTATCCATCTAAAAAAATATCAAAACAATATTCATCTTCTTATAAAGTATGGGTAATGAAACATCAAGAAGACCCGTTTTGTATATTGGATACAGATTTAGTATTACATAATATAAAAGATGATGACTTAGAAAAAGCTAAAGTATCTTTTTTATATCCAGTATCATCTACAAATTATCCGTTTCCTACTATTCTAAACAAACCAAAAAACTTTAATTGGACTGATAGAGAAATAGTATCTTTTGGAAACTCATTACCTGTAAGTACATCAGTAGTTGCATTTAACGATATGGATTTTTTAAAAGAATATACAGATAGATATTTTGAATTTGTATTAGGAAATAAAGGTGGTATATCTGTAAAAGGGTTTGACTATTATACAGAAGGTGATGAACAACTAACAATGGAACATTGGTTATTGTCTTCAATGATATGGGATAAAAAACACGACAACTTTGGAAATTATGTTGAAGGATTTTCTACCCAATCACTAACATCGGCAATATCTTTTCCATTAGGACTTAACCATCAAATGTATAACATACAAAGAGGTGACCTTTTAAAAGAGTTATCAGCACAAGTATTTCACTTGTTAAGTGCAAAAGATTTCTATGATAGAGCAATCAGAGAAGATAACAACCAATTCTATCTTCAATGGGATAATCTAAAAAAAGATTTGTTATCTGCAAATAACGACTTTATACAATATTTAAAAAAACAAGAATACTTTGATATATTAGAAAAGATTGAAGAATATTGTAGAGAAATACCAAAAGGGATTAATTAATTTTATTCCCATATTTATATTAGTAATCAAAGTTTAATTAATAATCAAAAAACGGAAAAATTATGACTACATTTTTAATTATTTTAGGTGTACTACTTGTAGGAGCAGGTGTATACTATTATTTCTATAAGCAAGGAAAGATTAATGACAGAGATGGTGACTACATTCCAGATGAAGTTGAAGACGCAGTAGAGGACGCCAAAGAAGTTGCTAAAGAAGTAAAAAGAAGAGCAAAAAGAGTTAAAGAAGAACTCGGTGATGTTGCTGACGCAGTAAAAGAAGTTGGTAAACAAACTAAAGATGTTGTATCAGCTGCAAAAGGTAAAACCAGAAGAGGTAGAAAACCTGGCAAAAAAGCAACAAAAAAATAAACTCGTAGGAGCACATAGTAATGGGACTATTTAAGAATGTTGGAACCAGACTCCAAAATTTAATAATTATTGTCCTGTGTGTCTTACTCTTATTAAAAACTTGTGGTGGTGGTGACGATGTTACTACTGAAAAAGTTGTTACTAAAGTGGAAACACGATATGACACTTTGACAGTAGAGAAAAAAGTCTATGTACCCAAATACAAGAAAATAATAGAGACTAAGACTATTACAGATACAATAGTATTAAAATCAAAAATTGACACCCTTGAAATCTTAAAAGATTATTATAGCAAGTATGTCTATCAAGATACTCTTAAGTTAGATTCTTTGGGGTATATTACTATTATAGATACCATTACTCAAAATAAGATATTCAGCAGAAACTTTGACTCCCAAGTATTAATACCCACCACAACTATTACTAATGAGATTTACCTTAATAGAGCCAAATTCTTTGGTGGGGTAAGTCTCGGTGGTAATTCTAAACAAATAAACTTTTTATCTGGTGATTTACTTTACAAATCAAAAAGAGATAATGTTTATGGATTGGGCTTAGGTGTAAATCAAAACTTTCAACCAATTGTAATTGGTAGAATGTATTGGAAGATTTCACTTAGGAAAGATAGGGATAAAAAGTAAATGTATGGCAAAGAATATCAAACAAATTATAAAAGAAGAGTACATCAAATGTGCTAAAGACCCCGTATACTTTTTCAAAAAGTATTGTTACATCCAACACCCATCTCGTGGTAAAATTCTTTTTAATCTATATGATTTTCAAGAAGACCTAATGGACGCAGTATCTGAAAACAGATTCAATGTAATTTTAAAATCAAGACAATTAGGTATATCAACACTATCAGCAGGATATTCCCTATGGTTGATGTTATTTCAAGAAGATAAGAATGTTTTAGTAATCGCAACAAAACAAGAGGTTGCAAAAAACCTTGTAACAAAGGTTAGATTCATGCACCAAAACTTACCATCATGGTTAAGGGGTAATACGGAAGAAGATAATAAATTATCATTACGATTAAAAAATGGTTCTCAAATCAAAGCAACATCTGCAGCAGGTGACGCGGGTCGTTCTGAAGCGTTATCTTTACTTGTAATTGATGAAGCAGCATTCATTGATAATGTAGAAGACATTTGGACTTCATCACAATCAACATTATCAACGGGTGGTGGTGCAATAGTTTTATCAACTCCAAATGGTGTTGGTAACTGGTTTCATAAAATATGGTTACAAGGTCAAAGTGGTGAACAATGGAATCCAATAGAACTACATTGGTCAGTTCATCCTGAAAGAGACCAACAATGGAGAGAACAACAAACTAAATTGTTAGGTGAAAAGGGTGCAGCACAAGAATGTGATTGTGACTTTATTTCTTCAGGTTATACAGTAGTAGAAGGTTCAACATTAAAATGGTATGAAGAGACGCATGTTAAAGACCCTATTGAAAAAAGAGGTTTTGATGGTAACTATTGGTTATGGGACTATCCTAACTATTCTCGTGATTATGTTGTTGTGGCTGATGTTGCTCGTGGGGATTCTACTGACTATTCTGCGTTTCATGTTTTTGATGTCGAGAATGTGGAACAGGTTGCTGAATATAAAGGTAAAATTGAAACAAAACAATACGGAGCATTCCTAACCTCAGTTGCAACCGATTGGAACAACGCATTACTCGTGATTGAAAACGCAAATATTGGTTGGGCAGTAATACAAGAAGTTATTGATAGAAACTATACCAACTTATATTACTCATATAGAGACTTAGGTTATATAGATGAGGACATCCATCTCAGAAAAGGTTTTGATTTAAAACGAAAAGACGATATGGTGCCTGGTTTTTCTATGACATCAAGAACAAGACCACTTGTTATATCTAAGTTAGATACATATATGAGAGAAAGAACGCCTGTAATTCGTTCAAAAAGATTAATTGATGAGTTATTCGTGTTCATTTGGTCAGGATCCCGAGCAGAGGCACAACGAGGTTACAATGATGACTTAGTAATATCATTCTCAACAGGTCTTTGGGTTAGAGATACGGCATTAAAGTTAAGACAACAAGGAATGGACTTAACAAGAACAACATTAACCCATATAAAAAGGAATCAACCAGGTGTTTATAGCAATAGAAACCTTGGTAGAGACCCTTGGAAACAGAAAGATATACACGGTAATGACCAAGATTTAACTTGGTTACTATAAAATTTGGATATAAACTATTTTTTTTGTATATTTATAGATTGTAGAAGTATACTATATAATTAGAAACTTAAATTATGGCAGATAAATCATTATTTGGTAGATTAAAAAAACTATTCAACACTCAAGTCGTTGTTCGTAGGATTGGTAAAGGTAATACACAAGCTATTGATACCCAAAGACTACAATCACAAGGTAACTTGAGGAGTTCATCATATTATGATAGGTTTGGTAGATTACATACCACAAGAAAACATTGGGAAACCTATAATAATCAGTTTAACTACCACTCGAACAAACTAGAACTATATACAGATTATGAAGCGATGGACAAAGATTCAATCATCGCATCTGTATTAGATATCTACTCAGACGAATGTACCCTAAAAAATGATATGGGTGATGTACTGAGAATAAAAACCAATGATGAAAATGTAAAAAAGATATTACAAAACCTTTTCTATGATGTATTGAATATTGAATTCAATCTTTGGTCATGGATTAGAGGTATGAACAAATATGGTGATTACTTTTTACACCTTGATATAGAAGAAGGTGTTGGTATTGTAAATGTATCACCACTTTCAGCTTATGAAATAGAAAGAGAAGAAGGATTTAATCCTGAAAACCCATATGAGGTAAGATTTAAGCTAGGTTCAGCTGGTGCAGCTCATGGTGTTGCGTCAAATAAGAAAGCAGACTACTTAGAGTTTTACCAAATGGCACACTTTAGATTAATGACTGATACCAACTTCCTTCCATATGGTCGTTCACTATTAGAAGGTGCAAGAAAAACTTGGAAACAATTGACTCTTATGGAAGACGCAATGATGATTCATAGAATCATGAGGGCTCCTGAAAAAAGAATCTTCAAAATTGATGTAGGTAACATTCCACCAAGTGAAGTTGATAATCATATGAGAAGTATTATTGACCAAATGAAGAAAGTTCCTTATTTAGACCAAAATACAGGTGACTACAATCTTAAGTTTAACTTAATGAATATGTTAGAAGACTATTACCTGCCTGTAAGAGGTGGTCAAAGTGGTACTGAGATTGATTCTTTACAAGGAATGGAGTTTGGTGGTATTGATGACATCGAATATCTAAGAAATAGAATGATGGCAGCACTTAAAGTTCCAAAAGCATTTATTGGATACGAAGAAGGTGTTGAAGGTAAGGCAACATTAGCACAAGAAGACATCAGATTTGCAAGAACTGTTGAAAGATTACAAAAAATTGTATTATCTGAGTTAACAAAGATTGCGATTATCCACTTATACTCACAAGGATATGAAAATGCTGACTTGGTTAACTTTGAATTAGAGTTAACAAACCCATCAATCATATACGAACAAGAAAAAGCAAACCTTTGGAGTGAAAAAACAAGATTAGCTAGTGATTTAAAAGACCTTAAGATGGTATCTCAAGAGTGGGTTTACAAAAACATCTTTAATATGTCAGATGATGAGTGGAAACTTGAACAAGGTAAAGTAATAAATGACTTGAAGCTCGGATTTAGACATGAACAGATAGAATCAGAAGGTAATGACCCAATAAAATCAGGTGAGTCATTTGGTACTCCACATGATTTAGCTATGATACAACAAAATGGTGATGGTGAGGATGGTTCACAAAATGAATATGGAAACGCAGGCGTTCCAACTGAACCTGGCGCACCTGAAGGTGGATTTGATGGTGCTGGAAGACCACCTAAAGCTGGTAATTACAAAACGGATGACAATCCATTTGGTAGAGACCCATTAGGTCAGAAAATTAATAGAAGAGCAGCTAAGCCAGAGAAGTCTTATAGTAAAAATAAACTATCACCATTAGCGTATGAACAAGCCGAGGCACTTAACAACTCTCTCGGTAAAATGAAAAGAAAAACTAAGAAAGTTATATTAGAATCTTTGAAAGATGATACCCAAGTGAATGACGAAGGTGGGTTATTAGATGAGAAGAATTTAATAGACGACACGATTTAGTTATTTTTTAGATATTTATATTGTAGTTGTTAATAACAAGGTAATAATAATGAGCAAATTAAAACATAGTAAATTTAAAAATACAGGTATTTTGTTTGAACTATTAGTTAGACAAATTGCCTCTGATACATTGTCAGATAAAACCTGCTATGCAACTCAAATTATAAAAAGACACTTTAAAAAAGGTTCTCAACTCGCAACAGAACTAAAATTGTATCAAGCTCTTACAAAAGAGAACTTTGATTCACAATACAAAGCACAAGAGTTTTTAAATATAGTTTTGAAAGAAAGAGCTAAACTAAATGAGACTAATCTTAAAAGAGAAAAGTATAATTTGATTAAATCAATAAAAGATTCTTATATAATTGAAGACTTTTTTAAGTATAGAGTAAATAATTACAAAGAATTGGCATCGGCATACAAATTATTTGAACATACAGAATCAAATTCACCAAAAGAGTATGTTGAGTGTAAAAATACAATCTTTGAAGCTATTACAACTGAAAAAGTTGTTATAAAAGAAGAAGTATCTAATAAAGAATACTCAAAGCAACCAAAAGAAGTAAGACTATTAGCTTATAAATTTTTAGTTGATTCATTTAATTCAAAATATTCAAGTTTATCAGAATCACAACAACTAATACTTAAAAATTATATTGAAAATATAGATAATTCAGGTAAATTAAGAAAGTTTGTTGTTTCTGAAGTAGCTAGATTAAAAAGAGAGTTGAAATCAATAAAACTTAAAGATAAAGTTACTCAAATAAAACTAAACGAAACAATAAATCTGATAAGAGAATTAACTAAACATAAAGTAGTTAATGAAAATCAGATATTGGCTCTTTTAAGATATAATCAATTATTAGAAGAACTAAGGAGAAAATAATGGCTAAATTTTTACTTGAACAACTTGATAAAAAATTTGAAGAGTTAGAAGAAAAGAAAACTGTTCTACTTGGACAAGACGAAGATGAAGAAGAGACTCAAGATGAGGCCAATGTTACAGGTAATTTAGATGGTGGAGCAGGTCCACCAAGAACTCCTTACGCATTTGCAAAAAGTGAGGACGATATGGACGATGACCACATAGAAGTTCTTGGATATAAAAAATCTAAGAAGACAAATAAAAATATTAAGAAATTAGAGTCTATTAGTAAGATTGAAGATAAGTTAGAAAAAATAGTTGAAGCAAGTTATCGTGATTACAAAAAAGATGATTCAATGAAGGCTCATCAAAAAGTAAATAACTCCATTAAAGAGATTAATAGACTGATGTGGGAAATAACTAAGATTGTAAGTCAAAACTCTAAACTTAAAACTGAGATGGGAGTTCATAATGGACAATATTGGAAATCCACTCAAAAAAGATTTGGAAAAATTTCTGAAAGAATGTTAAAAGTTGCACGACAACTAAAAGAACTGAGCGCATAATATGTCTTGTGGATGTAATGAAAATAAAAAGATGACCTTGAAAGAGGAGTTGGAAGTAAATGATATCCAACAAATCAGAAAACTAATTCGACACGAGTTAGCAAGAGTATTCTTTGATTTATATCGTAAGAAAAAACAATGGGAAGGCTAGATGAAAAAACTACTTATTGACACAATGATATTTGAAGTAACTCCTACTATGTTGAAAGAGGCAAAAAATCAACATGGTAGATTTCTGGTTAATGGTGTTTTACAAAGAGCAAATGCTAAAAACCAAAATGGTAGAGTTTATCCAAAAGATATTTTAAAAAGAGAAGTTACTAAGTATATGGGAAGAGAGATTGCTGAGAATAGAGCATATGGTGAACTTGACCATCCAGAGTCTTCAGTAGTTGAATTAAAAAATACATCTCATATTGTAAGAGATGTAAAATGGCGTGGTGATGATGTTGTTGGAACAGTAGAGATTCTTAATACACCCGCAGGAAAAATATTACAAGAAATAATCAACGCAGGATGTACGGTTGGTATTTCATCAAGAGGTATGGGTTCGGTAAAACAGATTAGTGAAGATGGTACTGTTGCAGTAGAAAATGACTTTGAATTAATTTGTTGGGACTTCGTATCAAACCCTTCAACTCATGGAGCATTTATGTCACCAAGAAATGAAGGTGTATTAAAAGAAGGTATTGAGAGAAAACAGGATACTTATAGGTATAACAAAGCACAAAACATCATGAGAGACATCATTTGTGAAGTTGGTGGATATTGTGAGTGTTTTTAGATAGGGATTAAAAATGAAATTAAAAAGCTTATTAAACGAATCTACTAAAGATTATAGAAGACTAAATATCGGTGAAGAAGAAAAAGAACAAAAAATGACTTCTGAAGAAAAGAAAGCATTTCTTGAAGCCGTATCTGCATACAAAAAATTTGGTGAAACAATATATCGTAATGGTGACCTTATGGAAACATATACGGCTATCAAAGGTATTGTTGAAAACGCAAACAAGGTAACACTTGAAGAGACAGGTGATTGGTTTGATAGAGTTACAGTAAATAGACACATGAAATCTATGAACGAATCTTTCAAAGTTTTCCAAAAGACTTTAACAGAAGTTCATACCCTACAACAAAGACTGGAGTCCACTTATGATGAAATCGGTGAAGTACTTTCAAAGTATTATGAAATTAAAGAAGGAAACGAGTTTGGCGCTGAAAGAGCTAAAGCAATTGCTAAAGGCGAAAATGAATTTGAAGTAGATGGAAAAAAATATCCTGTAAAAGGCGTTGACAAAAAAGATAAAGAAAATGCTAAGAAGTTTACAAACGAATCTAAGTCAATGAAATTGAAAGACCTAATAAAATGATTAGATTAAAAAATTTACTTAACGAACTAAACATATCTAAAGATGATATGGAAAAACTACACAACGATGGTGAGGTTGAGGTTGATGGTCAAAAAATAACTTTCAAAAGTGAAACCGAAGTAAACGAAGTATCAGATTCAGAAATCAAAAAAAGTATTAAGAAAAACGAAAGAGGTGGTCCATATACTATTATTGTTAGACATGGAAACATGAGTAAGAAAGTAGTTGACCACTCACCAAAATCTTATGACAAAGTTGAAGATGCGATTAAGATGTATCACAAGTACAATAAAAAGCATAAGGGTAGAGGAGTTTCTATTGAAGACGGATATGGTAGAACTGTATTTATGGAATCAGTAAATGAAGCACCACCAAAAATGAAAAATTCTAAAGAAGTGGATAACATCATTAAAACTATGGCAGTAGTATCAGGATTACAAAAAGGTGGAATGGCAAGTAGATATGGTAATGATTTTCTTAAAGCAAAAAGAAGAGCATTGAAAGCCATCAATGATATGTTAACATACGCAAAGATAGGTGTTTAAGATGGACAAAGCAGAAATCTTACAAGACATATCAGTAGACCTTTCTATCATGTATAAGAAAGCACTTAAGAATATCAACAAGTTAGACCCTAAGACAAAAAAAGAATTTGCAAAAGCATTTGTTGAGTTCAAAGAAAAAGTTGACGATTTATCAGCATAACCCTTTAAATTTATTTAATTGAATTTTAAGTTACTAAAAAACAAAATACCTCAAGATATAATAGAGTATTTACAAGACTATACTTTAGAAGTAAAAAAAAGAATCAAACCATACGAGGGACAACCTAAATCAAATGGTTCGGGAGTTTATTGGAAAGGATTAGACATGGCGTCTAAATGTCCAATATCTTCTCACTTAGAAAATAAAAGACTATTTGAAATATATACCTCAAAATTTATGTACGACATAATTACTGAGTACATTCCTAATCCATTTTTATTTAATGACCAAATTGTAGTTAAAGAACCTCATGAAGAGTTTGACTTTGAACCTCATCGTGACAATCAATATGGTCCATATCCTAATGATGAAAGTTTACTAACAATCAATTGTATGTTAGTTCTTGATGACTTTACAAATGAAAATGGTGCAATAAAAGTTTACAAAGATGGTTGGTTAACATTATATCCTGAAAAGGGTGATATCTTATTAGTCGAGGGAAACACTCTACATAGTTCAGAAAAAAATAAAACTGATTATCCACGAAGAGCATATCTATGTGTTTATTCAAACAAATCAATTGGTAAAAATTTTCAAAAAGGATTTTATTATGAAAGATTTGAAAAGCACTCTTAGATTTAATTATCCAAGAAAATGG